AATAAATTCAACTCCTTGTCGTTAGAGTAAACTCTAACTCCATCATCAGGTGAACCACACAGTTCACGACAGTTGTCATTGTCCTATTTAATCTAACTTTAAAAAAGTATTTTGTCCTATACAGTTAAACCTAAAAAAAAGTAGTCCACACACATTTCTGCGTGTGGACTTTTCATTAGAACGTTTCTTGTTCCGCTTCGGCTTCTTTTTCTTTTTTAGGTTTGGCAATGTCTGGAATGTCGAAGTATGTTGAACGATTAATGTATAATCTTTCTTTTTCTTCTCCATCAGGCGTAAAACCCGACACTGTGAAACCAACGATTCTCCCAACCAAAGAACCTCCACTTTCAACAGTAGATACCATCTCTGTGTCCAAAGGTAATTTGAATTTCAAAGACGGTTTGTCTGCTACCTTTGGCGTTTGAGCTGGAAGTTTGTATGTTACGTTCCCATCACGTACGCTACGGCTATAAACATCTGACATTATTTTGCCTTTGTACTCTCCATCCTTTTTAAAGGTAGAGGGTAAAGCACCGTCACCAGTGCTAATGTTTAAACCTTCTTTTCTGTCTTCAGCGATTTGCTCTGCGAGTGTCTTCATTGTTTTTAAGTTTTTAATGATTAATAATACACGCAGGTTCACGAGCAATCCCAACCGGGGCTGTTCGCTCCTGCGATCTTGCCTACGGCCGTCTTATTTGGGGGCCACCTATTCCTATATCCACACACATTTTATATATAGGAGGGGGGGGGGTACTTAAAATTTTTATAGTATATATGGGGTATATTAGCCTAAAAACACCATATTTTAAACTTTTTTTCACTTTTTTGAAAAATAATTGCAAAAAAATTTGCAATTTCGGAATTTTTTTCTTATCTTTGTACCAGCTTTAAACAATAACCCAGAGTGATGACACCTCTGTACGGCATTAAGTCTAGCCTGCAACACGCTAATAGTAAGATGCCCAGAAGTCGGATTGAGTAAGTAACACTAGATGCGAACACCGTTTTCTCCGATAGGTTAAAAATGCTTTATATAGTAAAGGAAGTTGAGATAAACAGATAGCTCCACAGATGTCATAGGCTCCATTTAGTTCAAATACTTAAATTGCTGTTTATCGAGGTAGAAATTTTCCCTTTGAGATACAAGGAAAATACGGCACTGGCTTCAGAATAAGTTATAAAGTAAAGTGGACTCCCACATCCAACCGAGACTCACCTTTTAGAGTCTTTCCGGTAGGGCGTTGCATTGCATTTATTGAACATGATATTTTAGAAGTTATAGGAATATAATGGAGATTCTAGCTATTATAGGTACTGTGTTAGTTATAGGTGTTTTAGGGTTAGGTATGCTTATACTTAAGGGTTATGGCTGGATTGAGAATATAATAGAGAAGCAGAGAGAAGAGGATGAGAAGTAGGAGAAAGGTTAAGAAGGAGGCTAAGAAAATAATTAAAGCTTTAAATCAAGCTCCAACTACAAATGAGGAGAAGATAGATAAATTTATAAAGATTTTTTATACTTCCAAACCTACTGCAGCTAATGGGATGAGAGCATACTTGATGTACATGGTTTAAAGATGAAGAGTAAATATTATAATAAACAAAACACAAAATAATGGAAGATACTACTTTTATTGACAGATTGAAAGTGGAGGTAGCGGAGCTACAAGATAAAGCCTCTAAGTTGAGAACTTTTATAGGTTCGGATGCATTTAAGAATGTAGCTCATATACAAAAAAGATTACTATCTATGCAGCTGTCTACGATGCATGCGTATATAGGAATACTAGAACTTAGATTAGAGGATTTAGAAGAAAATAATACTAAAACAAACTAAAACAATGGAAAAAGATTATACTAAAATACCGGTTACACTTAATGTAACCCTGAATGATGCGGTTATACTTGCACAGTTAGCTGCTAAGCTCCCGATAGAACAAGGTTTACCTCTATTTGAGTACCTGAAACAAGTTCTAGAACCGATTATTACTGAGCTACAAAAACAAGAACAAAATGAAAATAAGGTTGAAGATGACCAAAATACAGACCCTGCTTAAATTGTTTGGATTCTATAATTTTATTCAACCGTCTACTAGTAACGTATTAACTACCACTGAAATGAAGTTATTGGCAGTGTTCTGCGATCTACCCGAGAAATATAAATATGCTAGGTTCTCGCTACATGCAAAGAAGAAAGCAGCTCAGATTTATGCTGAGTTATTTGGGGAAACACTGTCAGGGGTTAATCTTAATAACAAGATTTACTGCTTATTAGAGAAAGGGTTTCTGTATAGAGATGAGGATAAAGTTATATATCTTAAGCCGTTTTTACAATCTGCACTTGATGAGCTTAATACGTCTAAGACTATGGAGTTAACTGTAACACTAGATGTCCAAGATAGTTAGTTTACATGAGGTAATAAAGCAAGCATCTACTGATCTTAAATATGATCATGAGTTTCTACAACGAATAGCACTTCACCAGTTTTCGTATATTAAGGAGTTTCAAAAGAATCCCACATCTGCTAGGTTACACTTGTCTAAATTTGGGATGTTTGTTATACCTAGGTGGAAGTTTTATGAAACGCTGATTTCGAAGGTGATACCGGCTTGTAGGTTAGATAGGTCACAGCAGATGTTTGATATATTAAATAAGTTCTTGAAACTTAGGTTTACGATTAATGCGTATTATAGGTATCAAGAATATAAAAAAAGAACGCAAGATGGATTATATGAAAGAACTACGACCAAAGTTGGAAACATTAACGATGATTGGGATATTTCTGGAGAAGGTTCCGATGACAACGATGTCACCTCAAGTTCAAGAGAAATTTAATGATCTTATTACGAAATCGATAGATAATATTGATTCTCTAATGGATAAGATGCATAGGCAAAATAACGTGTCAGACGATTTTTCTGACGAAATAAGATTTGATTAACTATGAAATTACTACATAATTATGTACTGATTCAACTTACACCTTTTCAGGGTGAGACTGTTACTGAATCTGGAATTATAATTCCAAAGACAACTCCACAAGAAACTGATGGAGGTAGAGTGGTGTCTGTTATAGATGAGAATGCTAAATATCAACCTAAGGGTGAGGTTCTAGCGTTTTCTGATAAGGCTAAAGCTGAGATACCACAGCTTACAGAAGGTGTTATAGTTAGAGTAGGGAAAGGTGCTATGAATGTAAATCATCAGTACTATCCTGATACTTCTACTCCAGTGCAAGAATGGGAAGGCTTAATTTTAATTCCATCGGGATTGATAGAGTCTGTTTATGATCAAGAATAAGATAATTATATTATATTAAACCACCACTAATGAAAAATGTTGATAAAAAAGGTACTCCTTCCTTAAAGGAGAAAGTAGAATCTATTACTTCTAATAGGATGGATAGGACTCAAGCTAAAGCCGTAGCTTCTAAGCAAGATACTGTGTGGCTTGAGAATCAAGTTAAGACTTATGAGTTGTCTGAGTATAATACTAAGCAACTACTAGCCAAGGCTGCTCCATTATTTCAGGTAGATTCTAATGGAAAGTTTAAGTCGCCATCGTTTTTTACTACGATGATAAATTGGAAACTAATTTTGGATATCCTTCTAGAGTTATTGTATAAGTATATACAGGCTAATAAGACTGATAAAATGCTATGGGATTCTCACAAAAAGTAAAGGATATCTATTCCGGATATACTAATTATTTAAAAGCCAATGAATTACCTGAATACATTAAGGAGCAAGTGCTCTACCGCATGGAACTCTGTAAGGAGTGTGTTGATAAGCCCTTTTGCCCTAATTGTGGCTGCGTTTCTCCTGTACTTTTCTTTTCTGCTACTAAGACTGATGCACTAAATAAATGGGGACCTATGGTTAACCAAGAACAGTGGGAACAGTTCAAGCTTACAGATGAATATAAAAATTTAATAACTAATAATGAAACTGATAGACAGAGCGCTACAGGACCTGGGGACGAAAGAGATTCCAGGCCCGAGCAACAATCCGAAGGTAATGCAATTTCTGACCTTCCTGGATCCGAAGATTAAAGAGGAGTCTGCTTCTTGGTGCTCAGCAGCACTAAACTACTGGGCCAAAGAATGTGATCTTCCCTTATCTGGATCCTTGGCTGCAAGGTCATGGCTTAAAGTTGGCAAGAAAACTACTACTCCTACTAGAGGAAATGATATTGTAATTCTATGGAGAGAATCCCCCCAGTCCTGGAAAGGACATGTAGGAATCTATTTTCACCATAATAAGGATGAGGTATGGATATTAGGAGGAAATCAATCTGATGAGGTGAACATTACTAGGTTCCCTATATCTAGAGTATTAGAATTTAGAACCCTAGCTTAGCCCATGTACGATATACTAGATTCATTTGATATACATAGGGATTTCTATGAGGCTAATCCCTCTTTGAAGATCTTATTCCCAGATGTACCGTCTACTACTATGTGGGCTATAGCGCTACTGCATCATCCTCAATCTAAGTTTAGAAATGTAGCGTATCAAGAAAGGAAGAAAGTTATTGAGATGGATTATTTAACTCCCTTAGATGCTCATGTAGATTTAGATTCGGAAGAACTTATACCTATTGTAGAGAAGTTTTCTAAGTTCGCCTTAACTAAAAAGCAGCAGTTTTTAAATAACTGGGAGCGTAAGCTTGAAGAGCGAGAAGAGTTTATAGGGAAAATTGAATATAATGCGAATACGTATGAGTTGCTAGATAAGATGATGTCTCAGACACAGAAGCTTTGGCAACAGTATTTTCAATGCTTAAAAGACGTAAATGAAGAAGCATCTACTTACATCACTGGTGGAGCGATGGAATCGCTTCTGGAATCCGGAGAATTCTAAAAAGGCGTTAGCCGAATACATGGGGTATGATTATAGTGCTATTTGGATAGAGTCGCTACGAACTAGAATAAATAAGTATATTATACAAGAATCTCGTAGATTGATTAATCATTATAAATATATGCATAAACATTGGAGTAGCAGAAGTTGGGACATCTATGAAAAAATTGATACACAAGGACATCTAGAAGAAAAAGATGTAATAAACGCTTATTTTGAAGGATTTGCACACTTACGCATACCTACAGAATTTAAATTATACTATAAAGAAATGGGATATAAATCACAATCATGTATGATTGAAGATATACATGCTAAAATAGTTGCAGATGCATCATATGGTATGACACACTATATATTAATGCATACTTAATGGAATACACAGGACACAGCTTTACTACCCCAGATGCTCCGATAGACCATTGCTTCTCTTGTCAGACTACGCATATAAGATGTTATAAATCACTCCCCACTGCGAATGAGATATATATTATAGCGTGCTTAAATGAGAAAAAATGCGGAGCTAAATATCTAGTTGATAAAGAAAATAAACCGAACATAGTCACAAAATTATAAATTTATTTATGGCTAAGAATGTCACACTCTATCCACAGTCTACTGAAAAACTTCTTGCAGGAGTAAAGACTCTGGCTGATGCGGTAAGAGTTACACTAGGACCGAAAGGTCGACATGTTATTGTTGAGAACGAATATCAGTACCCAGCTGTTACTAAAGATGGTGTTACTGTATCTAATTCGATAACGCTACCAGATCCTGTTGAGAATCTAGGAGCACAAATTATAAAACAAGCTGCATCTACTACCGTTGCTAAAGTTGGTGATGGTACTACGACTGCTACTATACTTGCCGCTGAGTTCCTTACTAGGGCTCACGAGTTGATATCTAAAGGATATAACCCAGTTGATATAAAGAATTTTCTAGATTCTAAGACTAAACAGTCTTTAGAAATACTAGAAAAACTATCTATGCCTGTAGAGATTGATTCTGATAAATTGAATCAAATTGCTACTATTTCTGCCAACAATGATGCCTTTTTAGGGAATATTATTGCGGAAGCTATTAAGAAAACAGCTGATTCTGGAATCGTAATGGTTGAGGAATCTAAGTCTACTGATACGTATGTAGATATGATCGAAGGGTGTAGAATAGATAAGGGTATGATATCGCCTTATTTTGTTAATAATCAAGCTAAGATGACTGCTGAGTACACTAATCCGGCCATCCTAATTACTGATAAGAAGATAAGGTCTACTACTGATATATCTCATATAATGGAGCAGTGTGGTAAAGCTGGAAGATCTTTAGTTATTATTGCTGAAGAAGTAGAAGCTCAAGCTATCTCACTAATTGTTACTAATAGAGTTAGAATTAACTTCCCTGTTGTAGCTATTAAGGCTCCAGGATTTGGTGAGAGAAGAACCGCCTTATTAGAAGACTTGGCTGTATTTACTAATGGTAAATTTATTTCAGAAAATAAAGGAGATAAACTATCTAAAGTTACCCTAGATGATCTTGGATCGTGTGAGAAAATAATTGTCACATTTAAAGATACAACTGTTATTGGAGCTACTGGCGACCCTGAAAAGATTGCTGAGAGAGTAGAACAAATTAGAGCAGAAGTTGCTACATCTGATCATGATTTCATGGCTAAGTTAAATAGGCAAAGACTTGCTAATCTAGCTGGAGCTGTAGGAATTATATATGTAGGTGGAGAAACTGAAGCTGAGATGAGAGAAAGAAAGTTCAGAATAGATGATGCACTTCAAGCTACACAAGCTGCTGTTAAAGGTGGTATTGTTATTGGAGGTGGTATGACATTTATTGATATGATGGGTGAAAACTCTGCTGAAGATGATACAAATCTTCAACTTGTATACAATGAATCTTTATTCTCTATCTTTAAACAGATATGTGAGAATGCTGGAAAGAATTCTTTAGATATTCTAAAGAAGATAGATGAAAGAAAAGCAGATGGTAGAACAGCACATACAGGATACAATGCCCTTACTAATGAAGTAGAGAATCTACTAGATGCTGGAGTCATAGACCCTACCTTGGTAATCTCATCTGCTTTAACTGCAGCATCCTCTGTAGCACAACTATTAATTACAACATCGGCAACTATAACGCCAGAAAAAACACAAGACACTTTATCACCTATGGGAGATGATATGAGCTTGCTAGATCAATAATACAATGATCATATCGCAATCAAATTTTATAGAAGAACATATACCAGAATACCATCCGGCAACGTCATTATACAAAGACTACTGGCGAGAACAGATTCGAAGAAACATAGAAGGGTATTGGCAATCAGGATACTGGATGCCTCCTAAGTTATATTTCTATGCCAATTTTGCCACGATTAAGAAGAAGATTAGCGATAACTCGAAAGTACAAAGCTTTGGGAGACCTCTGCTACGAGATATAGAATGGATAGTATTCCGTGATATAACTGTAGCCAGAGGTTTCTCTGGTTTTGAGCTAGACGATACTTATTCTTGTAATGAAAAATTACTAGAAGAGATACCTACATCACAACTACCTGCATCATGTATTAACTCTCAAGGAGAAAGAAAGATCTATGAAGATCCTATATACTACCTTTCTAAGCAGCATTCTGCTAATTTGGGCAGAGCTTTATACGATAATGAGGCTTCTAACTATATTCTAATGGGGGCTCGAGGGTTTGGAAAGTCATATATGGTAGGAGGAGTAATAGCTCATGAGTTTCTATTTGATGGACGGATGGCATATATTCCAGGTGAAAAGCCAGATTCAGTTGATATTATAGTAGGAGCTGGGCATTCTAACTTCTCTAAGGATCTACTGACTAAGGCTAAAATCATTATGGATAAAGTACCTGGACAGCAAGAGATTTTAGGAACTGTATATCCATCTCCTCTATCTAAAATAACCGCAGGATCTTTAACCCCGTCATCTACTCTTATGGCAACCTATAAAAAGAGAGTAGGGTCTAAATGGTTATCTGCCGGAACATTATCTACTATTAAGCACGTATCTTATGCAGATAATCCATTTGCTGCACAAGGAAGTCGTAACTCTATAATGATATATGAAGAGGTAGGTATGCACTCTAATATATTAGAATGCTTTGATGCTTCTGTAGAAAATATGCGTCTTAATGGACGTAAGTTTGGAACTGCTATATTCTTAGGAACTGGTGGTGACATGGAAGGTGGAGGTACTATTGGAGCTAAAGAGATATTCTATAATCCTGGTAAATATGATGCTCTTAGGTTTGAGGATACATACGAGAAAAAAGGACATATAGGCAGATTCATTCCTGCTACTTATAATTTAGGAGAGCTATATAGGGATGAGAACAACTCCACTGATCTTGAGAAGGCTTTAGCGGAGTTATTAAGAAAAAGAAAAGTTAAAGAGAATAAGAGGGGATCGGAGTCTGCTTTGACTAAGGAGATTGTAAACAATCCAATAAATCCATCTGAGATGTTTCTAGCGGAGAATGCAGCACTGTTACCAGCAGCTGAAGCAGCCAGACGTCTACAAGAATTGGAAGCAGATAGATCTTATAATCTTATAGAAAAAGTTGTGGAGTTATATTTTGACCCAGATGCTAGAGATACTAATAATGTAAACTACAAAATAGATTCTGCTGGAAAACTTAAACCAATAACACAATTTCCACATAAGGATAAAGATAGGGAAGGTGCTATTATTATATATGAGTTTCCAGCAATGGTAAATGGTAAAGTTCCTGAAGGAGCGTATGTAATAGGACATGACCCTTATAAAGATGATAATGAGAGAGGAGATTCACTAGCTTCTATATATGTAGTGAAATCTGCTAAGTATTTTAATGATATAGGTCATGATGAAATTGTAGCTGAGTATGTAGGAAGACCATATGATGGTATGAATAAAGTAAATGAAACCATATTAAAGCTTTCTTTATTTTATGGGGAAGCTAAGATATATTTTGAAAATGCAGTAGGAAATACTAAAGATTACTTCGAAAGAATTAAGAGATTAGATTTACTTGCCACTAAACCAACTGCATTGTTTACTACTACCGCATCATATGCACGTAGTCCTACAATAGAGTACGGTTACCCAATGTCAAATCAATTTATTAAACGAAAAGGTATATCATATCTTCGAGATTGGTTATTGCAAGAACGAGGGGACGGAAAACGTAATATAGATCTAATTAATTCGAGAGCACTTCTGCAGGAGATTGCTTACTTTACTTACGAAGGAAACTTTGACCGAGTAATGGGATTAATGGGCGCTATATTTGGATTAGCACAAATGACTAGAAACATGGAAGAATCTTTGCATATGCCTAAAAAGGATACTTCCCCAAATCTAGATTTTATATTTAATAATAAAAAACTATTTAGAAATGTTGCAACAAACTTCTTTTCCTCTACAGAGGATGTCGTTGTCCCAGAAACTCAAAAATGGACGTCAGTGGGGCAAAGACATTATAGATTATATAACTAAGTTTCACGCATTCGTTCCTTCAATGTCCACCTCATACGTAGAGATGGAAAGAAATTACAAACTGTTTAATAATATCATAAATCAAAAAGATTTTGAAGCAGAATGTAATCCACTAGGTATTGAAGTAGGACAAATGGAAGATGAGATTAAGCCGTATAATAAAATACCAAATAAAATACAAGTTCTACTTGGCGAGGAACTCAGACGCCCATTCGTCTACAAAGCTGTTTTAGTTTCTGAAGATGGTATCAAATCAAAGCTTAGACGTAAGAATGAAATGATAACACAATATGTTGAAGGCATTATGCAAATGGCTCAACTAGAAGCACAGCAAACTGTAGCCAAACAACAAGAGCAGAATGGTGAAATATCACCAGAACAAGCTCAACAAATGCAAGAACAAGCACAACAACAGATTCAACAAATTGTAGATACTATATTACCACCAGAACATATAGATAAATATTTACATACTACTTATCAAGAGTCCTCCGAGATCCTAGCGAATAAGCTACTCAATTATCTTGGATACGCTCTAGATCTAAAGTCTAAAAGAAATGATACATTTAAACACGGATTAATTTCGGATGTAGAAGCAGCATGGGTAGGTATTGAGAATGAGTCGCCACAAGTAAATGTGATTAATCCTCTAGCCCTATTCTATCATAAATCTACTGAAACTAAATTTATTCAGGATGGTTTGTACGCTGGATATAGAGTAAGGATGTCCACTTTAGATGTTCTAAATCTATTTGGAGATTATTTAACTAAAGAAGAAGTGGATGAGGTACAAAGAAATCCATCTTCTTTAACTAACTATTCTTCATGGGAATCAGAACCTGAGATGAAATATCACTTCTCTGATACACACTTACACCATCAAAATGCATACTTAACTACTCCAATAGATGGTACTTATGGTAGATCCTATACTCTAGATCATTTAATATCGCATGTAGAATGGCAGTCTGAATCTAAGATTGGATATTTTACATCACCTAATGAGTATGGGGATATGGAAACTGTTACTGTTACAGAAGATTTTCCAATCCCTCCATATGCTGAAATATCTAATGTTACAGATGAATGGGGTGCTAATAAGATGGTGTATACGTTTGATGACTGTACTCTTACATTTCAATGGGTCCCACAAACCTGGTCTGGTATTAGAATTGGAGGAGATAAATATGCTAAGATAGCACCAAAACCTTACCAAGTAAGATCATATGCAAATCCTAAAAGAGTTAAATTAGGATATCACGGTATAGTATATTCTAATATGAATGCTACTTCATGTTCTCTAGTTTCTAGGATGAAACCATTTCAGTATCTATATTTTATAGTAATGCACAAACTTAAGCATTTGATTGCTAGAGATAAAGGACAATTACTATCTATTGATACTACTCAAATACCTGGAAATGTAGACCACGATAAGATTATGTACTACATAGAGCAGATGGATCTTAACTTCTACAATCCTCTACAGAATGCTGAACAACCAGGATCTGCTCAAAGAGGTAAACCAGTAGAGGTATCATCCAGATCTAATATGAAGCACATTATGAATTATGTGCAACTACTAGATAATCTTGATGTGCAAATAGCGGATGTAGCTGGAGTAAACAAACAGAGAGAAGGACAGATTTCATCTAACGAGGCTGTTACTAACTCACAACAAAACCTACAACAATCAGCAACTATTACGGAATCTTATTTTTATCTACACTCAAAACTATGGGAAGATATTTATAACTCTCTATTGGAGACTGCTTCTTATGTATGGAAAGATAAAGAACAAGTATTTCAATGGGTGCTAGATGACTTATCTGCAGAATCACTAGTTATTAAACCAGGAGATTTATCTTTTGGACAAATGGGAGTATTTGTACTTGAGTCTTCTAAGCAACATGAGGCATTTGATTTTGCTAAACAACACATGCTTGAGTTGCTACAGAATGATAAAGCTAAGTTTTCTGACTTACTTAATTTATTCCAGACTTCATCTCTTGCAGAGTTCAAAAGAACTATCGAGAAATCAGAAAGAGAGATGCAACAAAGAGCAGAACAAGAACAGCAAATGCAGAAACAAATGCAAGACGAAGATCTACAAACTCAAATTAAATTGTCTGAAATGGCACATGCACAAGCTATGGAGATTGAACAACTTAAAGCAGACACAGCTATCAGGAAAGCTGAAATTGATGTATTTAAATTTCAACAAGAATTGGATTCAAACTCCAATGGTGTACCAGATCCTTTAGAAATTGAGAAACTAAGACATCAAGTAAGACAAGCTGATGAGAAGCTAAAATTAGAAAAAGACAAGCTAAAACAGACTAAAGAAATAAAAGAAGAAGAATTAAAAATTAAAAAGATTCAGGCTAATAAAAGACCGTCAAAATCGTAATGTATATATAACCGAACTGGTTTTGTAGCTCACTATAGCCGTTTCATTTTAAGTATTAGTATAAATTAAATAACTTTGCACCACTTATGAGTATAGATTCATTAGAAGCGCTAATAGCAAATAGCGATAACAATTATTTCGTTGATGATGATTTTGTTCCACCTGGAATAGAACCAGATCCAAATCCCAATGAACCCGCAGAAACGGAAGATCCTGATCCAGGGTCAGAACCTGGAACAGACCCAGCTGTTCCACCGACTGATGAACCATTAGACGACCCTGACCCGGATCCGGCAAACCCTGATCCAGAGCCAGAGCCTAGCACAGATCCTAAGGAAACCCCAGAAGGTATAAAAGAATATTATGATTTCTTAGTAGAGAATAATATGCTTCAACCTGATGAAGGTTACACTTTTGATGGAACTGCTAAATCTTTATCTACGGCTTTAGAACAAACTAACGTTAATATGCAAAAGGCTGTTGCGATGAGTTTGTGGGAACAACTTCCAGAGGATTTTAAACCTTTACTACAATACGGACTTTCAGGAGGAACTAATGTAGATGAGTTTTTAAAGACATATAGAAATGGTCCTATAGATATCGCAGATGCTGATTTGGATGATCCTGATACACAAGACTATATCTTGCGGGAATATTACAAGCAGACAACGTCACATTCAGACGAAAAAATTGATAAGTTGATTACTCTGTTAAAGAACAAAGGAGATGTGGAATATACTTCCGAAGTATACGATGCTGCTCTAGAACTTAAAGATATACAGAAATCACAAAGAGAAGAATTAACAAGACAAGCCATTCTACAAAAGCAAGAGAATGAAGCTAAAGCTAAACAAGAGAAAGAAGAACTATTTAATATAATAGATGATCTTAATTTAGCTCCACAACGTAAAGGAATGATTAAATCATTCATTTATTCTTCACAAAATTCTCCATCTAGAATGGACTCAACAATACAATCTATCATAAATAATAAAGAGCACTTTGCACAACTAGCAGATCTCTTATTAGATTACGATCCTAAAACAGGATTTAAAATTGAAGATAGATTTACGAAAAAAGGAAAAACAACGGCCCTGAATGATTTAGAGAAAAGACTTAGTGATAAGTTTTCTGATTCAAAAACGAAAGTTACAGGTTCGAATTCCACGTCAGAAAAACCAAACTTTGACTGGAACGTTATCTTTTCACAACAATCCGAATAATTAATTATTTTATAAAAACGAAATTATATGGCAAATACCGCAGGAAGTTCGATGATCATCAAGCATTACGACGGATTTGGAGGTAATTTCATTGACTCTCAATACTTAGGAGCATCTTATGATGGTGTGGGTAAACCTCACGTATTCCAAGATACACTAATGAGAATCTTCTCAACACAGAACAGATTTATCACTAATGGTGGTAAAGTTTTGATTGGTATGACAGGTGCGAAAGGACCTATCAATACCATGGAGATAGACACTGAGATCTACAGATGGTACCTACAAGGTGCTGACTATAGAACAGCGAGAGTTATTGAAAACCCAGAATCTTCTAATTCAGTACTTGGTATCAACAACACAGTATTCAGACTAAAATTAGATTTAGATTATTACGCAGAACCAGATGTTCTATTAGCAGAAAATAACAACTACGCTCTTGAAGTAATAGGAGATCCTATTCAAGAAGGAAATGGTTATGTTTATTCATTCCGTCTTCAAGGAGACGATATGTCACAATACCTTCCAAGCTACTTGGTAGATCCAGGAAGAGAGCTTTCTAAAGGATGGACTTCAGTTCAGTCTGAGTACAATGAGAAATTCGGTACTCAACAATACCCATCTTCAATGCAACTTGAACACCAAATTTCTTACTTTGCTGAGAAACAAACTGTTACAGACAAAGCTTGGAGAAATCAAGGTAGACTCGGAGTAAAATTCCTTTACAAAGATCCTATGTCTGGCGCAGACAAATCAGTTGAAAAATTCCTTCCATACGCTGAAGCAGTAATGCAAGATCAGTTCCACATGGACATGGAAGTTCAAATGATGTTTGGTAAGAAACAAACTAGAGCTGGACATAAAGGTTACTGGAAGAAAACTGGTAACGGTGTAAGAGAGCAACTAAAAGATAGCTGGATAGATATCTATTCATCTGCTTTAACTGTTACTCGTCTTAAAGATTACCTATTAAACATCTTCTTTGCAAGAGTAAATGAAGGAGATCGTAAAATGGTGGCTATGACTGGAACTTATGGTTTAACAAAAGTGGACCCTTCTAACAGCAATGTTAGTCGAAAAACTTCTTTAATTGCTGGAACATCCCACTATGCTGTAGCAGCATAAGGACAATCAGCAGCGAAACTTATTAACAATGAACAAGCAAAAAGTATAGTTAATATGGACGTTCAACGATCAGAGCGAAAGCTCGTAGGATCAAGTGATCCGAAACAG